ATTATATACTAAAAAGGTCTTATCGTATACCAGCTGCGATACATGATTACTCACAATACATTGCAAGTTACATACAAGGTAGAAAACATAAAGAATTTGTTCCACAACAATACAAAGGTATGATTACAACATATAACAATATCAAAGACATACCGTTCACGGCCGACGGAACATGGATGATGTTAGGTAGAACGAATGATATTGTAGATGAACTTAGATTTAAAGCTAGAGAAATGGGTCTATTCTTTCAAGATTCAAAAGGTAGAAAGTCTTTCGATCTTAACAAATGGAATGCAATACAAGCCTGGTCAGCATTAATGCGTGGTGATAAAATTATGAAGGATAAGGTATCAATAATCTATACGTACATAAATGAGATAGGCTTTGGATTTAGGTCTATTGAGTCTAAACGTTGGTACAACATCGCTGATAACAGTGAAATGGATTATGATTTTCTCACAGTGTGGGGAGGATTAGGTGCACAGAAAGAGCATTGGACAAACGTATTTAACCGTAACTTCTCAGAAAAAGAAAAGTTTTATTTCGAAAAACTTATTGAATCTGGTATAGATGTTGTTAAAAATTCAGAGATGGTAGTTGATACAATACATTCAATCAAGGGTGGTGAAGCTGATCATGTAGTTTTATATGAAAAAAGCAATTGGGTTGCATCAATACAAAATAAGATAGGATTAGAAAGAAGTTCAGAGTATAGGGTGTGGTATGTAGGTAGCACAAGAGCTAGAAAACAGATACACATATTGAGAAGTCCAAGTGAATATTATTTTCCACTTGCACGAATGTTGAGTGAAACAAAAAGGATGAAGCATGCAAGAGCCCCTAATTAGAATATTGTCGTTGGGCGCAGGAGTCCAGTCTAGTACAATGGCTCTCATGGCAGAAGAAGGTGAGTTTGGAGTGAAACCCGACGCTGCTATCTTCGCAGACACAGGTTGGGAACCAACACCTGTAATAGAACATCTTGAATGGTTAAAGACGCAAGTATCTTACCCTGTTTACACTGTGGGTAGAGGCTCATCTATTAGAGAAGATATTATAAAAGCTATGACAGAAACTGGTCAAAGAATGGCATCAGCACCTTTTTTTACAAAAAATCCTGAATCCAATAAGAAAGGAATGTTAAGACGTCAGTGCACACGAGAATATAAAATAACTCCAATCGCTAGAAAAAGTAGACAACTCGTTGGTTTAAAAAAACATGCTAAATTTCCAAAAGGTAAACATATTGAGACTTGGATTGGGATTTCAACAGATGAAATTATGAGAATGAAACCATCAACAGATTGGTGGCAGAAGAATAGATGGCCTTTGATTGAAAAAAAAATGTCAAGACAAGACTGTCTAGATTGGTACAAGGGCAAAGATTACAGGACACCTGCTAAGTCAGCCTGTGTAGGATGTCCTTTTCATGATGATAAGTTTTGGCATGAAATGAAAACACAAAGACCAGAAGAATTTAAAGATGCATGTGAAATAGATGAGATCATAAGAAAAGGGAATGACAAGGTTAAAGATAACTTGTTTATTCACAGATCATGTGTGCCTTTAAAAGACGTGAAGTTTAAAGTTGAAGATGATCAACTTGATTTATTTAACATAGAATGTGAAGGGATGTGTGGCGTATGACTAATAAAGAACTAATGGATGGTGCTTTTCCACAATACACTCAGGTAGGTGGAAATCATTATACCAAGTTTCATATACAACCGTATGAATTTATGAGACTAAATAATTTAAATACTTTTCAATCAAACGTAATAAAGTATGCTATGAGATATTTAAAAAAAGGTGGTGAACAAGATATTAATAAAATCATACATTATTGTGAACTAGAAAAAAAAATATTAAGGGATTTAAAAAGAAAAAAATGAGATATGACCCGACTTGTATTTATCATTGGTATTGTTATGATCCTGACTGGGTGCGTGAAAGATATAGATCTAAATCCATATTCTACAATTGTAAGGCATTTAATTATAAATGAATAAGTTATTAAAATTTAAAAAAAATATTTCTACGTGGAGTCTTTATTGGCGTTTCGAAATTGTTTTGGTATCTTGCAGTTTTGTGGTAGGTTTAATTTTAGGTTTGTTTTTATGAGTATAAAAAAAGTATTATTAGATGCACTTGAGAAAAAATATGAAGCTGAAATATCTTCAGGTGAAGCTACAGTAAAAATTTATCTTGAAAACTCTGTTGGTATAGGAGAACACCCGCAGCACATTGAAGAGGTAGATAAACAAATTGATAAAATTGCACAGGCAGAAGAAAAATTAAAAATATTAAAATCGTTTCAATGAGCCATCAGATAAATTTTACTTTTAAAGAATCTGATTGGAAGACTCCATCACATTTTCCTAATTTAAAAGACGCTAAAGAAATAGCGATTGATTTGGAAACTAAGGATCCTAATATAAAAACTAAAGGTCCTGGATGGCCGACCATGGACGGTAACATTGTAGGAATTGCTGTGGCGACTGAGGGTTTTGCAGGTTATTTTCCAGTAGCACACGAAAACGGCTCTAACATGGATTACAAAATAGTCATGGATTGGGTGCAAGAGGTTGTATCAGGTCCAGGTGATAAAATATTTCATAACGCATCTTATGATGTTGGCTGGTTAAGAGCACATGGTATCAAAATATCTGGACGAATTATTGACACTATGGTTGCATCTGCATTAGTTGATGAAAATAGATTTTCTTATAGTTTAAATGCTCTAGGTTATGATTGGTTAGGAGAAACTAAATCTGAACAAGAATTAAAAGAAGCAGCGAGTGAGTGGGGTATAGATGCAAAACAAGAATTGTATAAATTACCAGCTAAGTTTGTAGGTTTTTATGCAGAGCAAGATGCAATATTAACATTAAAACTTTGGCAATATTTAAAGACAGAAATTTTTAGACAAGAAATACAATCAGTATTTGATTTAGAAACAGAATTATTTCCAGTTCTACTTAACATGAGGGCAACAGGAGTGAGAGTAGATCTTAACGAAGCAGAAAAATTAAAAGATGAATTTGTTAAAAAAGAAACTAAAATTTTAGATAAGATTACAAAAGAATCAGGTTTACCAGTAGATATTTTTGCAGCTAGATCTATTGCAAAAGCTTTTGATAAATTAGGTATTAAATATCCATTGACAGAAAAAACAAAAGAGCCATCTTTTACTGCTAATTGGTTATTGAATTGTGAAGCTCCAATCGCAAAACTAATAAGAGAAGCAAGAGAGGTCCATAAATTTCATGCAACATTTATAGATTCTATTTTGAAATTTCAACATAAAGGTAGAATACATTCAGAGATTCATCAGTTAAGAGGAGATGGAGGGGGAACCGTATCAGGAAGATTAAGTTACGCAAACCCAAATTTACAGCAAGTGCCTGCTAGAAATAAGGAATTAGGCACTCGTATACGGTCTTTATTTAAGCCAGAATCTGGTCTACAATGGGGATCGTTTGATTATAGTCAACAAGAACCAAGACTCGTAGTGCATTATGCATCATCGATTGGCTTTCCTGGTTCTGATAAACTTATAGAGGCATATGAAAAAGAAAACGCAGATTTCCACCAAACAGTCGCCGACATGGCGCAAATCCCAAGATCCCAAGCAAAAACCATCAACTTGGGCATATTTTACGGCATGGGCGCAAGGAAACTTTCCAATGAATTGGGAATTCAAACAGACGAAGCCAAATTACTATTACAAGAGTATAATAAAAGTGTCCCTTTTGTCAGACAATTAGCAAATAGATGCATGGAATCCGCCGACAAAAACGGTGCGATTCGCACAATAAAAGGCAGAAAATGTAGATTTAATAAATGGGAGCCAAATTCATTTGGTTTATACAAAGCTGTTACAGAGGAAGAAGCTGTTCAAAAGTACGGTAGAGGCAATATAAAGCGCGCAGGGACGTATAAGGCTTTAAATAGGCTCATACAAGGGTCTGCAGCAGATCAGGTAAAACAAGCCATGATAGACTGCTTTAAAGAGGGGTTTTTGCCTATCATACAAATACATGATGAACTTTGTTTCAATGTCAGACCAGCAAAAGATTCTGATAAAATTCGTGAGATTATGGAAAATTGTATTCCTGAACTCAAAGTTCCCTCAAAAGTTGATGTTGCAATCAACAAAGACTGGGGTTCTGCTGTTTAAAGCGCATAAGAGCCCTACCAATTTAATGATTTTTTAGAATTATTCTAAGATATAACTATGTTGTTATATCATTTGCTTGAGTTTGCAGCTCAGCCTCAGCATCTTTTACGCTTTGATCATTGAGTTTGATTTTAATATCTTTAATCTCAATGTCTAGCCACTTCATTTCAGGAGTTACTCGCTTCTGCGCTAACGCCTGTGATGCCCACTTTGACTCCAACTCTAGCTTCTTTGTTATCAATTGCTCCAAAGCCATTTGTAGCCTCCTCAATTGTGCAGAAAAGACGATCCACTCTGTAGATTGGATCTTGGTCTTTAGGTTGTATTTCACCTTTTAGACCTTTGAGAAAGAAATTTTTTAATGCATCTTCCTCATCTTTTCCACTAATTAACTCATCATAATACATACCTTTATGTCTGATTTGTATTCGATAAGACTTCATGTAATAATATAAGGTATCATGGGACTTACGTCAACTAGCAATTGAGTTAGATTTTACGCAGTTTATTTGCATTTTTAACACTTTAAGCCCGTTTTTTTTAAAATTTTCTTCAATTTCTTCTTTTTTATTGGGTAACATTTTTACACAATTTTTTAAAGTAAATTGTTCGGGCCAATAAAATGAATTACAATCATATACTGGCATATCTACCGGGGCAAAACACATGTGTACGAGAATGTAATAAACTTTCATGATTCAACATTATATGTAAAAAAATATGTTGACAATGGCTGTGACATTAATATATACATGGGACATGAAAAAGAGAGAGATAAATGAGTGAACTAACATTAAAATTTCCGACAGCAACTGAAGATATTAAAAACTCACCGACGACGGATCATGGATCCCAGTTGAAAAGCGATATGCTCGATACTGAAATGTTTTCAATTGAATTAAACAAAAGAACGAAAGTTATAAAACTGTTTCATAATCAGAATGAATTATTGTCTGTAACTCATGATGACAAGACTTACGTTGAAAGATTATTCAATACATTGTTAAACACAGTAAAACAGAAAATGAGATTTTGGAGCACAAACTAATGATAGTATATTCAATAAAAGAATTAGCTGATAAATGTGAAACCATCATGGATGTTGTTCCTAAAGATGCGACTGAAGACAATACAGAATTTAAAAATGCAGTGGATCTTATGGCTGATTTAAGGTTAAGATTAGGCGATACAGGTTATCATTTAATAGATATCGATATGGCTAAAAAAATGCTACACTTGAGGAATGGCAAATGAAACTTTTCTTGATATTAATCGTCTTATTTTTCTTGCTGTGGTCTTCTTTTCCGAGGATGATATCGGCATTACTGATTATGATGATCATAGGACTGTCATGAACAAATTAGATGCAAAGAATCACCCAGTATTAAAATGGATAAAAAATGTCATTTGTCAGTTTCCAGACATAGAGGAAATGGTTGAAGAACATTTAATAAAAAATACACCACCAAGATCACAAGTTGAATGTAGTAAAAGACTAGAAAATTTATTGAAAGAGATTGAAAAAAGACACGGGTATACACCCGCAGATGCAATAAATGATATTAAAAGGAATTTAAACTAATGGAAATTTTTACTTGCTCATGCTCTACGACTTACTGTAATTGTAGAAAAAATTTTACAGAACAATCTACAACGGCGCTCGGAAAAATTAAGACTACAACTGAGATGTATATAAATGGTGAAAAAGTAACTAAACGTAATCCAATTAAAGCAATCTTTAATAAGATTATATCAAAACAAAAGAGAAAAGAAATTAAAGAAGCCATGCAACAAAAAAAATTATTGCTAAAAATCAATAAAGATTGGGTATCACACTAATGGCTAAAAAATATATTACATTAAGAAAATTAAATAAGAAAACTGGTAAAAAAGAGGGACCTATTTTATTTGCTGAAGTAAACGGTCACTACTTCGATGGTAAGAATTCTTACACACTTTATAAGGATGCACGGGGAAAAGAAACAATGAAAAAGGATAAGCATGAACATACAAAAACATAAATCCGTAGCAGTTAGAAAAGAAGATCATGAAACCTTGACAGCTTTGTGTGGTAAAGAACACAGAGGTCCAGCACAATATATGTCGCTTTTAATTAAAAAAGAGATCGAAAGACGTGCTAGATTAAAGAAAATGACACCAGAGGCTTACAGAACAAAAATCATGAAAGAGGTCAATGGGAAAGGTAATTGAAGCCTTTTATGGCACTAAAAACAAACCTGCTTGTTCTAAATGCAGAGGGAATCACTACGTTCTGAAAGAGGGTCTAGATAAGTCGAGAAAAGACTTGCATTTAGACCCGAAAAACTTTATTAATTGTAGTAGTTGTATCGACAACTCAAAAAACGCATCTTAGATTTTAGATTTTCCGATTAAGTTAATTAACAATGAGGTATTTGTGGCAGCACAAGACTTAGACAGTGCAATTAAAACAATTGCATCAAGAACTACACGCACTGAATTTAAAAAAATTAAGTCAGTTATGTATGGTCTATTTGCTGGTGCTGATTTCGGATTTGATGATAGTGGCCTGGCCTTCAGGAACCATATGGATCAGATCTATAAAAAAACCGAAAAAGACCGTTTGGCGATGCGAGGTTTACGTGTCGTGAAATGAGTTAGGTGAGGGCGCAGTGACTCTCTCTTTAGTCATCGTAGTAGAGCTACCATTCTATTAAACTGCGTCCTCGCCTAAATCAGTATGTTGGAGCTTAGAACTGAATTTGAAAACGAGAAACAACCAGCAGAACAAAAGCTTTGGAGAGCGGTTCTGCAACGTGCTTTTGAAGATGTTATCTACCCTGGAATTGAGCGCTCGCTCGTGGTTTTTAAATATAAAGCTCATATATGGTTTACTAGCAGACAGGTTGATTTTGACATTGTGTGTAATCTTGCTGGGTATGATGGCACTTATATACAAGATGCTTATCTTCGGATGGTAGATAAGGAACAAATTTTTTTCACAAATGAACAAATAAATTACATCAAGTGGCGTAGGAGCTATAATGAAAAAAGAGGACTTAGATTCTAAAAAGTTAAAGATATCAAAATTTTTTACAAAGATATGTTCTATGTGCGGTGTTACTAAAACCATAAATAATTTTAATTGGAAAGTATTAAATTTAAGATTAAGTGCTGAATGTTCTAAGTGCGCAATGGAAAGAGATAATAATAGACATAGCGCATCCATACATACCTACATTAAAATGTTAATTAAAAATAAAATATCCGACTGTAAAAGGGGTAAACGTGGTAAGTATATAAGCCTGGATCATGACTCTTTTTTTAAAATTTGGGAACGGCAGTTTGAGAAGTTTGGGTCCATATGCCCATACTCAGGCGTTGAGATGACTCATCAGCGTGGTGAAGGTAAAATAGGCACAAACGCATCCATTGACCGATTCGACTCATCATTGGGTTATATACCAGGTAACGTGGTTTTTTGTACTAATCTTACAAATAGTATGAAGTTAGACATGGATTTTGAGGAATTCCTGGTCCAGTGTCAAACGATAGCAGCTAATAGGGTTGACCATTCAAAGATAAGGGAGTATATGCAGAACCTTCAAGGTCTTAGGACGATGGATCATGGCCCCGAAGATGATTAACCGGGGCCAGATCTTCTATTTTCAAGGTCCCATATAGTATCTCCTAAGTAATTACTGTGTATACCATAAAAATACATAATAGTACACTGAAAACAGGAAAACTAACATTTATCCTTATTTATCAACACTTATTTTGTCAGTCTAGTACACTGAAAGTACACTGAATTTCAGTCTAGTATTATGTGTTCTACTGGTCTGGCGACCTTTTTTATGATAGATATTAATTTTAGGTTTTATATACCTATATAGATTTAAAAATTATGACCAACGCTGTAGCATTAAAGAAACGTATGAAAGGAGCTGAACTGCTTACACCAAAGCAGAGAGTATTTGCCGAATACTTTGTATCTCATTATCCAAAAGGAACTAAGAAAGATGCAGCTTTACATGCAGGTTACTCAGAAAAAACTTGTGAAAAAGTTGGAAGTTTATTAACCAACCCTGATAAAAATCCTCATGTGGTAGCTTACATTGAAAGACTCCGTGATTCAGCCTCAAAACAATACAAAGATCATTTAAGACATTTAAGAAGATTAGACCATTTATCACTTGTAGCAGAGGACAAAGGTCAATTAGCTGCAGCGATAAATTCAGAATTTCGTTTGGGACAATCAGTAGGGTTGTATGTAGATAAGAAAGAAATCAAAGTGCAGGATTTATCTGCAATGTCTAAAGATGAATTAATTAAACAAATCAATGAACTGAAAGATGAGATCCCAAACGCCAAAACAATACAGCTCGAAAGCACGGAAACCGAAGAAAAGTTGGAAGACTGAAGCTGAGTTTTGGAAATGCTTTCATGAAAAGCACAATGCTCATCTTACAACAAACGTGGGGAAGGTGACTGTCAATGTCTCTAAAAAAGAAGATTAAAGTTGGATATACCGATATTAAAATAGATTTGGTAAAAGAAATACCAGACAAGAATCAACATGTGTTTGGTGAGTATGATCCAGTTTCACAAAAGATTTTGTTAGATAAAAATCAATCAGAAAGATCGTTAGCGAACTCATTCCTACATGAGCTTGTGCATGCTGTCGTTGATAATTCAGGCTTGAATTCAGATGGTAATTGTTTATCATCAACCAAAGATGAGGAGCTTAC